CGGCAATCGCGGGGTACTTAGCCCAAACACTACGGCGAATTCACGTTCAAACCACAAAGGAAAGCGCCTGGAGAACACACAAGAACCAGACTTTTACTGAACATATAACATAACGTCACGAAGATAAAAAACAGTGTCGCACAACACAAACATCCGTACAGAAAACATTGCACACCAACATGAAAACTAAACACTACCTAGTCGTCAAACATGCGGCCACCCTTCAGAGTACGTCCCCCAAGTCCTTCGAGCCATTCTTGAATGCGTCGGAAGTTCCTGGCAACCATCCCATAATGTGAGTAACCCCCAGGGTGAGGGGTCGGCATCATCTCCAATCCGGGAATGTAACGACCGAAAAGCATCAACTGCTCGCGCAGGAGCCAATTCGGTTGCCTCCAACCATGAATGTCGGAACGCCCGTCGTGGACCAGTGTGCTTGCGCCACCATATCCAGACAATGAAGTCTGGTTGTAGCGCTGCAGGTCCCCTTCAGCTCTATCAACTGCCGCCCTGTAATCCGAACGCTGACTGCGAGACACCAAGCGAAAACTCTCGGGTGCCGTGCTGGGAAGCACAGGCACACCATTTGAGTCGACAATGGCGCCAAAAGGAGTCAGGTACGAACCGTTAGGCAACGGTGTACTACCTTGAGGAACCCGTGGTGGAAGCATCACGGGGGGGGGGACTGGGAGCATAGGCGCCGGAGTGCTGATTGCTCTGCACGGCCTAGCGTCTAGCTCGCGAACCAGCTCCTGGAGCGTCAAACCCGGTCTCTGTGGACGGGCATCGAGCTCTCGAGAAAGCTGGGCCAAAGTGATTCCACCACCTTGTGGAAGGCGGCTCAGTTCACTCTGCAACTGTTGAAGCGTGATCCCTCCTCCTGGTGCGCGAGCAAGCTCATTGCGCAACTCCTGGAGGGACAAGCTGGGGCGGGCATCTAGCTCCCGCACGATTTCAGCCAACGACGCACCCCCTATAGCAGTGGGCGGGGGCGCGGTGGGTGCTCGTGCAAAAGCTTTCCAAATCCCTTGTGGATTGGTTTCTTCCCCCACAGCCAAGCGCGGTCCATTGACGCGCAAGTAAGTGGAAGCACCAAGCCTGGTGGGAGCTTCAGTCTCGCGGGCAAAGTAGACCTGGACTTGTCCATCGGCTCTTTGCTCAGCGAAGGTTAGCTCACCGGGGCCTTGCATCTCAAGGAGAAGTGACTGTGCCTCCCAACGTGCACGTTCGTTCTTGAACGAAACATTCACAGTAGGGAGGTGTAATTCCTCGAGTGCGCTGTTGACGAAGTACTTGAAGGCAGCAAAATACTCCGGGCCGTGGAAAATCGAATCCATGAGCGACATCTCAATGCGCATCTCTAGATCCGGTTGCCACTTCTTGGCCTTTGTGTACCTGACCCGATCGATAATTGTCTTACGATCAAGGGGTGCCAAGTACAAACGTGTCGATGGGTCCAACACGAAAGCCCTCTTCAGAAAGCGAATCTTATCCCAAGTACTGAAGGGCTCAGTCAAGTGACGAGCGTTCTTCTGTCCATCGGTCATCAGAATGCCAAAGGGCTCAAGGCACAGTGCAATGTTGCGTAGGTTGTACCACTCCGCTACTTGCGCTTTAACGGTGACAACATTATCATCACCATAGACGGCGCACTTCACGTTAGCGTCAAACTTCCGCATGTCACAGTAGGAG